ATCTGTTGAAAGTCGCCGTGCTCCAGAAGGTGATCAAGGCCAGCGACGATGGCACGCTCGCATTCGATCAACTGCTGCGTCGGGCTTAGCACCTGCGTCTCGACCTGATCAGGGTGCAGCCAGTTGTCGATCAGATCACCCCCAAGCCAGATCACGCAGCGACGCACTTCAGCAGTCGAGCGCAGCATTCGCACGACTCGTAGCGTGTTACGGAACAGAGCACCGGCACGTTCGTGAAAGATGTCGACGTCGTAGCGGTTCAGGCCGCAGACCGTCGCGGGATCGACGATGGCGCCGCAATGCCAATCTGAGCAGAGCAGCAACGGCACGGTTTCGCTGCGTTTGCCTGTGGCATCTGCGGCCAGGGGTGCGGGTTGTTCGATGTCACGGATCTCCAGGGCCGTGGCCAGCTGCTCCTGCAGGCTCTCGACCTTCGTCAACAGCCTGTCTTGATCGTTTGCCTGACTGCGCACCTGATCACGCAGGCGGCGATTCTCGATCTGTAGCTGCGTCAGCGCTTCTTTTTGATCGCCTTCTCCCTTCGGGCAATGTCCAGGTTTGCAGTACAACTCACCGCTGTTCTCGTCGCGGTAAAGGAGATCAGCAGGCAGCTTCTCACGGCAGCGACGCAGGCGGCGGCAGGTGAATCTCAGCTGCTCGTCTGCCGCCATGTAGCGCAGTCACGTGCCCTTATGGTAACGACCGCTGCTATGGCCGTTCGAGGTGGTCTATGAGCCGCGAGAGATACCACTGAGCCTTACGGGCATCTTGAAGTGCGTTGCCTTTATGCCAAAGGCGCAGCAGATACTTCAAAGCCTGCCACTGGCAGCCGCCAACCACAGCGTCAGGGGCTTTGGCCACTGCGTCTTCGATGACGTCAATGGCCTCAAAGCGCCCTTGTGTGTAGTGCGGTGGATGGTTGACGAGATCAGTCATGGCGCCAGCCTCGCCTTGCCCCAGCGGCGATCCTGATACCAATCAGCGATCTGTGGCGCCCAGGTCACAAAATGCGGCCAGATCAGATCGCATAGCTCACGGATCTCCTGCTGAGCATCGAGCTTGGCCCGTAGATCCAAGAAGTGCATCAAGGCCCGTAGGCTGAAGCTGACAACGAAGTGCTGACGTATTGCGTAGGGGATCACGCGCCGTGCGTGCTCTTCTGAGAACCCGTTCTCAATGTCTAACCGATAACGAGCTGCGCAGTCAAGGAAGACCATGCGATCAGTCTCACGCTGCTGCTCTGTGTATTGATAGGACTTCCCGAATCGATCGTGATAGGTGCCTGCCGGGCGACGGTAAAACACCTCATCGACATCGAGCTTGCCTAGTGCCACGTCGCAGATTCGTGCGCCTGTGTAGCGCCCTGATTGCACGTCAAAGCTCACACCGACGCGATGGGTGCGAGCTTGCTGCATGACGTCATGAGGGAACCAGCCGACGTTAAGCGTGATCTGAGGATGTTCGAGGGGGCCGTAGTGGCCCCGTTCTCCCATCAGCAGCCGCTTGACGCAGATCTGACCGGCACGCGTTTCATCTGGCCAGTTGTCGCGATCATCAGCCACAAAGCCTTCGCTGTAGTCCTGGTGCATCGCGGCATAGATGCACTGTTGCGGGTTAGGGGTGGCGGCGATGAGATCGACGCGAAAACAGGGATCAGTCATCAGAACGGGATTTCGTCATCGTTGGCTATTGGCGCCTGCTGTTGCTGCTGCATCGGCACGCTGATCTTCCCTTTGAGGTAGTTCTTGCCGGTTGGGCTTTGCGCTTTCCAGCCAGCGATCCGCAGCTTCACGACAGGCTCGTCTTTCCAGTTGTTCTCAGGCTTTGTGCCGAGGTGGGCCACTAAGGCATCGATTTGATCGGTAGGAATCTCGATCACGCCGCCGTAATCAGGGCTGCGCTCGGACTTCTTCTCCTGAGTAGGGAACAGGCTGAAGGATGCGTTGAGTTCGATCATGGTCATTTCTTGGTGGTGAGTTGGGTTTCGCGGTCGAGCAACAGCTGCAGGAGGCCCTGGTGCTCTTCGTCGGTCAGATCGCCAGCCTCATGGCGTGCTGTAAGCCGTTTGGTTACGGCTTCAAGCTGTTCGAGTGAGGTGGCCCCGGCAATGGCCTTACGACCGGCCTGGACGACGTGAGAGGTTGGCTTGTCGTCATCCTCTGCAGGCTCTGGCGTGATCGGTTTCTTGGCCTTGGTAGGGGCCGCAGGAGCAGGCTCAGCGCCGGCATCCTCAAGCTCCTGCTTTGCCCATAGCTCCGATCCGAGACTGAAGTGAAACGCAGCAGCGGCGCAGAGCGCACGACGGTGCGTATCGGTCAGTGTCCTAGCGCTCACCTTGTCAAACGGGATCGGGTTGTTCCTGTGATCCATGCACGGAAACGGGAAGTCGCTAGTGGCATAGGAATCAGGCCCAGCGAAGTAGCCGAGCACATAGCCTGTGCCGTCCGGCGCTTGATGGACCAGGCCACCATCAGCTGTGGGCTTGAGGTGAAAATCCCAGCCTGGTGCGTGCTCGTGGAGCAGCTGCGCGATTCTGGCCCAGGGCACGTAGCTAGCGCTGAAGTTGCCTGTGCCTTTCTTGTAGACATCTTCCTTGCGGATGATGCCTGCGAGGTTGGGTGTTGTCATAGATCCATTGCGGTGATGTCATCGTTGCCATAGAAGGCCCAGGTGGGCAGCGACAGCATCGTCAGGCCGTTGCTGTAGCCCGGCCAGGTTTCCTGCTGCCGGCAGTTGGCAATGCGTCTCAGGTCACGTGCTGCAAGGCGTTCGCCTTCGACCATTGCATTCTCGTCGAGTTCGTAGACCGCGACGGCATAAGGTGCTTCCTTCTCAACGGCGATGAAGACAAAGCGATGGGCCTTGATGCCGTTGAGGTAATGCGCTGCCTGCACGTGATAGCGGAAGGTCGCGACTGACTTAGCAAAGCCTTGGGGGCTGGCGTCGGTCGTTGTCTTGAGGTCAACGATCACGCCGTCATCCTTCAGCCAATCCGGCCGGCATTTGCATCGCAGACCCGTGTCGAGATCATCCCACCAGAACGATTGCTCAGCCTTGCCCTCCTGCAGCAGCTCACCAGCGAGAGGGTGCCGCTTGATAGCGCGAGCCATGGCGTGCGCCATGCGCATGTCTGATGCTGTGACAGGTTCAATGCCCTGCTCTCGCATCTCCAAAGCCCGCTCCTTGCCTGCTTTGGTGTTACGGGGTGGACAGACGTCATAGCGCTTGTCGAGTTCGTCAGGCTCGAGGACAGCGCAATGCACAAGCGATCCGAAGGTCATGGCAGCCGTTGGTGCAGGCGGGATGCGTTCAGGGTCGACATATCGCGCCCAGTAGTGCTGCGGTGATCGTGCGACGAGATGCAGATGACTGGCGCTGATGGCTGGATCTGCGTGATAGGTGGCATTGTCGACGTTGTTGACTGTCGAGGTTTTTGTCACGTTGCCTCCTGTTCAACCAAGTCAGCAAGACATGTAGCGGCTTCACGCATAGCTGTATCACATGCCGCAAAATCGTAAAGAATTGAGGAGTTTGGGGAAGGGAACTTCCGACGCCAATGGGTGCCTGGCTTCAGGAAACCGGCGGACCGCCAACGAAGCAGAGTTCGTTCTGAGACTCCGAGCGCATCTGCGGCATCGCGGGCATTTAGCCATTGAGTTGAAAAAGTCATGGATTAGCCTCGGTGTGGTCGGTTGCGTTTGCCGGGGTGGTGGCGCGGCCGGCCCTTCTCTTCTCCTTGGCATTGATCGGCTGGCTGGCCAGTTCGAGCTTTGAGATGACCGAAGTGACGCCATCGCGTTCGACGACGTAGTGCGGGAACGGCGTGTCGGCTGCGTTGACACGTGAGACGACCGCTACCCAGCGCCGCGAATCGCCGCGCACGTAGACGATCTCGCCCGGTTCATAGTCTCGTGATGCTTTCATCGTTGATCTCCTTGGTGTTGAGCCATTCGATCTGATCCCAATACGGGAGCCAGTCTTTCGCGGCGATTTGCTTTGCTTCGACGAACGAAGCGGCTTCGATGCACTCAAATACATTCGCCGCGGCGATGGCAAAGTAGAACCTGTTGCGTTTCATAGCTTGAATCCGACGGATTTTGAATGCTTGGGTTGAGGTTTGGGTTGCCGTGATCCGCGAGCACTAACGCGATGGTTGCCGTTGGGATGACGAATAGGAGGATGCGCTGAAGCATGGTCGGCTGTGAGCTGATCGATTGCATGAGCGGGGAGCTGCGTGAGGTTGAGACTGAGCCAGTGGATTGCGGACCCGAGCGTGTGACCTGCGATGTAGAAAGCGACGGCGATCACGGCAACGGCCTGGGCGATAGCCCGTAACTGCTGGCCTATGGCCTCATCGCTTGGGATCTTGAGGTGCATGACTGTGGGGGTGGTGTGGTGCCGGGCCAACCGGCGGTGCGGGCTTAGTCAGGCCGTGTTGATCTCGTTTTTTCAGTTCGTCGTGTGATCTGTTCCGAACCTCATCTCGTGTCCTGAGCGGAGAATCCAGCGCCTGCCCGAGGGCATATCTGGCTTGTGGCGTGACCCCATAGTAGGGCCAGGGTGGGACCTGCCTAGGTCAGTCGTGACATTTCGTAACCTGGCCTAGTTGATGCGCTGCACACGCGCCAGAACGCCTGGCTCTTCATCCCGCAGGCAGTAGCGCTTCGTTGCTCGTAGTTCTGTCACTAGCGAGTCATCCAGCAGCAGGCCGCCATCCACGAGGCCATCGAGCGTGCTACGGCAGCACTTGTCGATGTCGTTGCGTTTAACGATGCAGTGCCTCGGCGCCGTGTCTCGCAGCTCGCCATTGACCTTCCAGTGCCCCTGTGGCCGCTTGAACCTGAACTCAAGCTCAACGCTGCAGGCCGTGGTGATTTGATGCCCTGCGTTCGCGGCCTCGTGCGCCACAGCAGCACGCCAAGGCTTCACGCGCTTGCTGCTCTCGATCATGCGGCCACCACCGACGTGCCGCTTACTGCCTTGCGGCGCAGGCTCCAGCCCGATCACCGAGACGTAGATCACCATCGGCCTTCCGGGCAGCTAGCCAGCTTCACTCGTGCCTTTGCTGGCATGAAGCAACCGCAGAGGGCGCAGCGCTCGCTCTTTAGGAAGTGCTCGCAGCTGCGGCAGCTTTCGAGTCGTTCAGCAGGATCGACGAAACCGCCCTCAATGGCCTGCCCTGCTGCCTGGATCACACCTTTGGCCATCTGCTGTGGTGTGGCCTTGATGCGACGACGCACCGCGTCTGCGGCGATTCCCATGCCCTAGCGCTCGGGCTTCAATCGTATCGATCCGCGACAGG